GCGGACCTTCGAGGTGAGGTCCTCGATCATCTTGCGCTGCTCAGCGATCTGGGCCTTCAGCATGGCGATCTCGTTCTTCATAGCGTGCTCCTTTCGAGCGAATGGGTGGATTCGGGTTCAACCATCTGCAACGCGCAGAGAGAAAAAACCCGCATCCCCCGTAAGGATGCGGCACCAGTTATCGACCATCACAAGGCGCACCGGGTCACGAGGGGCCTGGTGCTGAACTCCGGTACTAGCGTCCGATAGCGGTGGGCTGTGAGCAACCGTGATCCGGCGAGGGGGGTAGCGGCCCCCAGACGGTGTCCAGATAATAGGGGAAAGGGTCAATCCCTCTCAAAATTCCCCCACAAATACCTAACCTGTACCAGCAATACCAACCCTTCTTTCTTACGTAGAGAGAGTTACATATAAAGAATAGAACGCACAGGTCACTCCGGTACACCCGGTACAATCCCCAAACAAACACCCCCCACCACCCGAAGGTGACAGGGGGCGCGTGGAGAGAAGACCGGCAGTTTAGTCCATTTCGCCCAGGAAGTGAAGCCTCAGGTAGTGCAGCGCGGCACGCTTCGTGTCCGACTCCGCCTCGTTCGCCTTCCGTCCGTCCTGCTTCACGGCCCCACGCTCCGTCCCGATCCACCGGGGACCCGTCACCCCCTCCAGCCACTCCAGGTACTTGAGCGCAGCATTGGCCCGCTGCGTGACGTCGCTCATCACGACGCCCATCACCTGCTCGCTCACCACCTCATGTCCGCTCGTCGGATCGTGCATCGGGCCTCCTAGTGCTCGTCATCGTACTCCTTCCTGAGACCCATGCCCGCAATTCCCCGCTCATGGCCCTGGCTTTCCGCCAGCCTCACCTGCCTCAGATCCCAGCTGCTGCCCTGCACCACCTTCATCGGCAGCATGTTGCTCGCCACGTGCATCCTGATCTTGTTCGCCTTCGTCCACGCATCCCACTGAGCCCTCACGATCCCATTACTTACGAACCCGTCCCGCCTCTGGACGAACCGCGCCTCCAGGAACGCATCGAACGGATTGTTCTGCAGGTGATACATGTGCACCGCCCGCTCCGCCGCACCCGGCACCGGCCATCGCTCCGACGCCTTGCTGTTCTCCAGCCTGTGCGCCCCCGCAACCGCCCACGCCGCGATGCCCGCCAGCTCCCGCTCCAGCGCCGCCTCCAGGTCCAGATCCTCCTTCCCCTCAAAACTCACCTCGAACGGCAGCACAAGCATCTTCCCGCTCAACCCCCTCCCCTTGTTCGGCAGCACCGGGATCTCGTTGCTCTGCATGATCACCGCCGCGTTCACGATCACGTTCCGCTGCTGCCTCATGTACTTCGCATCCACGGTCATCGGGTCCCTGCCCACGATGTTCTTCACCACCCGGCACACCCGCTCCCCGCTCTTGCCGTCCAGCTCGCTCACCTCGTTGATGCTCAGCACCTTCGTACGCTCCAAGCCGTCCATCCCGAACCCGCCCGCCAGGTCCTCCAGGCTCGCGCCCATGAACGCATCGCGACCCACCAGCCGCCTGATCACGCCGCTGATCGTGCCCTTTCCGCCCCTGATCTTCCCGTACATCAGCATCCACCGCGCGTACTGCCTGCTCCCCATCAGGCAATAACCCATCCACCTCGCCAGCAGATCCGCCCACACCGGATCCCCGTCGCCCCACTCCCCGACCGCCTGCAGCCACCGCTCGGCCTTCGCTTCCGGCTCGTACGCCACCGGCAGGATCGCCGTGTCGAACCACCGGGCCGGACGCTCCATGCTCTCCAGCGTCTTTACATTAACCAGCCGATCTCGGAAAGCAACAGTTGACCCAGCCGGGAACCGCTCATCCGGCTCCGCAAGCCACAGCGGAACCTCCTCAGCCTCAATGCGCACCAACGCCTCGAGCGCCCGGACCACCCCATCGACCTTCTGCTTGTCGGGGCTGTACCGCATGAGCACCGGCCCGTTCTGGGTCTGCCGCTCGTACAACGCATCCTCAAGCACGAGCCACACACGATCCCTGATCCGCTCCTCATCGAGCACCCTCCAGGTCCCGCCCTCCCAGGCCCACCAGTCATTCTTCCACCTCCACAGTCCCCTCATGCCGCCCGGCGCTGTAAACTGTCTCTGCAGAATCCTCCTCGCGACCTTCACGGGCTCGAGGGACTGCAACGGCTGCTGCATCCAGTCAGTCATCTTCTCTCCTTGTTGGAACGCGAATTATGCCGATCCCCATCCGCCCGTCAAGCCTTTTCAACCCCCGTCCCGCGGGAATTCCCACTTTCCGCCACCGATCCGATTTCGAGTCGCGTGATGCCGACATCCGCGCGCAGAACCGCATCGAGCGCGAGCGGAAGCGAAAGGAACGCTACGCCGTGCGCGATGCCGCCGCAGCCGAGCGCCGTCGCAAGCGCCTTGAGTTGCGCGGAACCCGCGAGGCAGAACGTCTCGGCCGTCTTCGCCTCGAACTCGAGGACACCGACTCCCCCTCCGCCAAGTACGGTGAACTGCCCCCCTACCTCCTCCGGGCAATGTAACGTCGCGCAACCCGCTTGACAGAGTCCCACGACAAGGCAGTCATCTCCTTCGGCAAGGGCGTCCGCCTGATGTCGGAGGACTACTACATCCGCGAGCTGCGGCCCTTCGGCATCAACAGCCGCCGGTCCTTCCGCGCCCTGTGCCGCGCCATCTGCTGCCCCAACATCATCTTGGGCAGCACGTCCTTCGTGGACCCCTCCATTTTCCAGGTCTGCATCAAGCACCTGTCCCTCCCCGGTCGCCCCGACTTCCTGGGCCCGAACTCGTACCTCAAGACCTACAGCAAGCGCCCGCACATCGAGAACCAGGTCTCCCCCGAGTCCGTGCACCGCAACTGGCAGCTCGTCGTCCGCACCATCCTGGACTCCCGGAGGCTGGTGGGGCTCCAGACTCCCGAGGCTGACCGCATCGCAATTCGCACTGCGGCCTCCGAACTCACGCGCTTTGTGCTTACAATGATCCCGTCCCACAAGCAAGGACGACCAGATGGCGAAGAAGGCAAAGTCAGCGAAGGCAGCGGAACAGTACAAGCGCCCGGCAGGACCAGCAGCCCTGCCGATGGGGACGCCGCCGCAGACAACGAATCTCCCGAAGCAGCCGACTGAGGCGGAGCTGTCCGCACTCTTCTCTGAACTTGCAGCAGCACCGAGCAACCGCTTTTCCGCTGCCACCATCAACAACGCAGTCTCGAAGCTGGTCAAGTCCGGGAAGATCCGGGCCAACACCGCCGGAGCGGTCCGGGCATACGCAGTCTTCGCCGAAGACCTGATCCGCGGCCAGCTTCCCTCCGTGTCTCCCCGACGTGCCGCCCGCGGTCTTGAGGAGCGTTACTTCCTCGGTGGGCAGTCTGAGGCCGAGACATCCGCGGAGCGGGAACTCCTGCGCACCGCCCGCACTTCCTCACGAGCCGATGCCCCCACCCGCCGTGGTCGCGAGGATCTGGGCGTACCCGAGAAGACGGAGCAGCTGATCCGCCGTGCGCTTCAGAGCCCCGGCGGCAAGAAGCTCGCGGAGAGCATCACGTCTCGTCAGGTCAAGACCGGCACGCGTCCGCCCCTTGTCCGCAAGGAAGTAGACCCCGAGACCGGCGCGATCCGCAAGGTCCGCGCAAACCCGCTGGCCCGTCTGCGTCCCTCGGCCAAGCCTGCCCCCAAGGAAGAACCCAGCAAGCCGATCAAGGGCAGCACGCTGGCCGAAAAGCGCCTGTCCGCCAAGAGAACCGGCAGCCAGGTCGGCAGAAGGGCAACCACCAAGTCCGGCAAGCCAATTCGCTTTAGGTTCCCGGATAGCGGCAAGCCAATTTCCTACAAGGAAGAAACGCTCAAGAGCGTTCTTGGACCCGAGGGCTCTGACGTCCTTGCCGGCATTGCGCCCCTGAGCAAGACATCCTGGGCAAAGTTGAATGCAGCCGCGGCAAAGGGTGATCCCATTGCCGCACTTCTCCTCCAGAAGGAACGGATGAGCAGGTACAAGACGGGCGAGCGGGCGCGCAAGGCGCAGCAGACCGTGACCGGTCCCGTGACGAAGCCGAAGGCCGGTGGGGGTTTTGAGCCCGTGATCAACCGGGCTACCGGCAAGCCGGTGATGCGCACGGAGACCCCGGCGGAGCAGGCTCGCCGTCGCGCGCGGAACGAGTCGAAGTACGGACTCGGCATGACGGCTCGGGAGGAGGCGAAGCGCGCGGAGATGCGTGAGCCCGGCGGACGCACCCGTGCACGCCAGGTCAAGACGGTGCCAGAGGCAATCCGCGAGCGCGCCGAGCGGGAGATTCGCGGCAGGATCTCTAAGGGCGAGGCTGGTCCGCTGCAGCGAGAGGCCGCGGAGTACGTGTCCCGCAAGGGGCGCGAGGCTCTGGAGAGTGCGGACCCGGAACTCATCGAGGACCTGAAGCGCCTGTCCCGGATCAGAACCGTGAAGCCCGAGCCGAGCCCAGAGGTGGTGCTCGAGCGCAGGAGGCAGCGGGATGAACCGTCGATCACGCCGCGGGAACAGCGTGCCGTGGACCGTGCGCGCGGACGGAAGACCAGGTTCGGTGCGCTTGAGCGCATCGACCGACTCAGCCGGATCATGCGGGCGAGAGGGAAGGGCCGTTGAGCAGGAAGCGCGAGGAGAGCAGCGACGAGGTGATCCGTTCCTACTTCGGACTGGACGGCGTCGGTCTTGCCCTGCGCGCAAGCGGGTGGGAGGTCCGGGAAGAGGTCGAGCGGCTGGTCGAGTTCAGCCGGGACTCCGACCCCAAGGTTGCGATGGCCGCGATGAAGCAATTGCGCGGAGTTGTGCGGGAGACGGCGGAGATCAACGGTATCATCCGCAGCCAGAACGCCGAGATCACGCACGTCGAGGGCAACCAGACCGTGCGCATCAGCGCGACAACCAAGCTCGTTCAGTCCCTCCAGGAGACAAAGTCCCATGTCCAGATCCCGGAAAGCCTCCCCTTCGCAGCCCAATACCTCCCCGCGAGAGATCCCGGCGCACCTGCTCCCCGTGTGGGAAACGCTGAGCCGGATGTCGGCGACTGACGCCTGGCGTCTGGGTGCGCCCATCATCCTGAGCCTTGGCGTGGTGGAGCCCACCATCTTCTACGGGCGCAGCGAGCCAGAGGAGATCGGCTCCCGTTTCCTCGCGGCCATCGAGCCCAACGAGCACTGGTTCGCCGTAGCCGAGCACATGGGCCAGGCGCAGCAGGACCCGCACATGATCGCCATTGCCCTCGTTCGCATCGCGGCCGTGGGGCTGGTGGGGGCTTGAGCACCGTCCGGATCGAGAGGCGGGGGAACGACCTGTACCCGTTGCCCGCGGACTACCTCACGCTGACGCCCGAGGGCCAGCGTCTGGCGCGCGTGAACGCGTGCAGGCAGTGGCAGCTCGGCGGCGACCCCAACGACCGTGCGCATGCGCTCGCGGCGTGCATCAACTTCTTCGACCGCTACTACCTGTACCCGGATTGGGACGAGGACTTCAACCCCTACTTCTACGACGATGAACCCATCGAGTCGCCGCTCGGTCACTTCGCAATCTACCGCCTGTGGGCACTCGCGAGCAAGAGCGTGGCGATTGCCCCGCGCGGCTTTGCCAAGAGCAACTGTTTCCGCAAGTCCGCACTCCTGCAGATGGTTAGCCGCCCGGCTTACTCCTTCATCTACGCAACGAGCAGCGGAGACAACGCGGAGCAGACGAGCCAGGTCCTGAAGACGCAGTTCCTGGGCAACCAGCGCATCGCGGACGATTGGGGACCGGAGTTCCCGGACGGCCGGATCACGCCCAAGCGCGGCGAACGGTCGTTCGGCGTGGAGATGATGTACCTGAACAACGGCAGCTGGTTCCGTGCCATCAGCGCCGAGAGCAGGCAGCGCGGCGGACGCCCGCGCGTGTACGCGCTGGACGACCCGGAGTACGACCCCAAGGCAAGCACGAGCATGTCGATCCTCCGTTCGTACATGGAACGGCTGCTCTTCAAGGTGGTCATCCCCATGGTCACCCGCAAGGACACGAGCGTCCGCTGGCTCGCCACCTTCGTGAGCCGCCGACACTACGCGTGGCACGCGATGGCGACGGAGCCTTCCCCCACCGGCCTGGTGGCGCGTGATCCCCGCTTCGATCAGTGGGCGCGACTGATCCTGAAGGCGGAGTACGAGGAAGAGGGCGTGCGCAAGAGCTGCTGGCCGGGCATGTGGCCGCTCGACCGGCAGGCGAAGGAGAAGGACCCGGCGCTCAAGGGGCTCGTGAGCCTTGAGGAGATCCGGGAGATGATCGGCAGCCACAACTACATGGCCGAGTACCTGGCGCAGCCGGGCGAGGCGGAGGACCTGCACTTCGGGGAGATCACGCGGGACCGCCACGGCTGGTGGCTCGAGAACCCGGACCCCCTCGTGGACACGGACCCCAAGCGCAGCGAGGCGACGGTGTGCTGGCGCGGCAAGGCCGGGACCGAGGAGCGGATGCCGATGACGCAGTTCCTCCGTGACCGGGTGCGCATGTTCATCACGGTGGACACCAGCTACACGGCGACGAGCGACAGCGACTACAAGGTCTGCACCCTGATGGGCTACGACCCGGTTGACGCGTGCCTGTTCGTCCTGGACACCTGGGGCATGCAGTGCCGGGAACAGCGGCTCATCGAGGCTGCGTTCGCCATGGCCGGCAGGTGGGGGTGCCCCGCGATCCACCCGGAGGTGGTCCGGCAGTCATACGGCCTGTACGCGGCGATGGAGTCGATGGTCCGGCAGAAGGCGGCGGAGGTGACGGGCGAGACCCCGCCCCGGATCGTCCCCTTGCGGGTTGGCACGCTGGACAAGACCAGCAAGATCAACGCCCTGCACTACCGTTTCGAGCACGGGCTCATAAAGTTCCCCGTCTGGCGCAGGGGCAGCTTGCCGTGGCGTCTCCTGTTCGACCAGATCGAGCAGTTCAACCCGGACGCGGAGAACGGCGGACTGCAGCACGACGACTTCCTGGACACGGTTGCCATGAGCATGTTCGTGGTCCGGGGCCGTCTGGACCGCCAGACCGCTCCAGGCGAGGCCGAAGGCATGGACTTCAACCAGATGCTCGCGGACGGAAGCATCCGTGACCCCTGGGCTGGTGGGGGTTCAGCGGTCGAGGCCATGGATTTCGGCAGGATGAACGTCCAGTCCCTGATGGACGGAATGCAAGGAGAGTCAAATGCAAAACGCGGAACGCGTGTCTAACCCCCTGTACGTCACGATTCCTTTCGTATACTTCCAGATGTTGGCCCAGGCGTATTATGGGCAGGAGGTAGCGGACGGCATGGCGGCGACCCCCACCAGCCAGAAGGTGCCTCAGCCTGACCCGACGCCTGGTTCGCAGTTCAACCTCAAGGGCATTGAGCTCTTCGAGGAGATGCCGCCCGGCTGGAAGTCCCTGAGGAAGCGAAAGACAGATGGCGACTGACACGTACCCGCTGCCGAAGGACCGACAGCTGCTGGCCCAGATCGTGGACCAGCACGTCGAGCGCGAGCTGAACAAGCTGACGTACCGCAGGACCCTGTGGATCCTCGCGTGGTACTACCTGAACGGCTTCCGGCGGTTCGACGTCTTCGATCCGCGCACGAGCCGCGTGGTGCCGTACTACCTCGATGAGGACGGCAACATGGAGTTCCAGAGCACGGAGCTCATGTCGATCATCGACAAGACGACCGCTCGCCTGAACACGATGGACCTGCGGCCGAGGGCGCTGCGCCAGGGCTTCAGCCTGGCTGGCATCCGGGAGCGCAGCGTCGCGCAGCTGGTCGCGGATGCGGTGGTGGGGGACCAGCAGCTCGAGAAGGTCAAGCGGGAGTTCAACTACCTGTTCGCTCTGCTCGGGTGCGCGGGCATCACGGGCCACATGGTCGATCACCCGACCATCGGACTGACCGCGGATCTCGAGGTCATCCACCCCAAGGAACTGCTGCCGTTTCCGAGCCTCGGCCAGGATCACACCAAGGTGAGGGGCATCATCCGTCAGCGGGTCGTGCCCATGTCGTTCCTCCAGGACCGGTACGGCCGGAAGTTCCTGGAGCGCGAGAAGATGAAGATGGACGCGTGGAGCTGGGAGTGGGGCCACGACATGGAGGAGCCGGCGGATGCGCCCGGCAACGGATACGTGCTGAACAGCGCGGCAACGGGTGCGCTGAACGGCGTGCCCGGCGACAACGAGATGGAGGTCGTGAAGGTGCGGGAGCTGTGGCTCGATGGGCCGCGGGGGACCGTGGGCCGCTACATCGTGTCCAGCGGCAACGTCATCATCGACGACCGGGACCTCAGCGACGTCGAGACGTACTGCCCCATCGGCTACGCGCGTTTCATGGACAACGGCACGTTCCACGGCGCTGGCCTGTTCGACCTGATGTTCGGCATCGTGCGGGAGATGGAACGGCTGCTCAAGAGCCTGTTCAACAACATCCGGGACATCGACAAGTACGGCGTGCTGGTCATGCCGCAGGGCACGCTCAACGAGCGCGCGGTGATGAGGGACATCGGCAAGGGTCTCCGGTACGTCAGCTACAGCAAGGACGCGCTGTTGGGGGATGACTTCAAGCCGCTGGTGATCACGCCGCACAACGCGGGTGACGTGCCGGGCAAGGTCGCGCAGTTCGCGAAGGCGATTGTGGACAGCCTGAGCCCCGTGCAGGACCTGCTGCAGGAGAAGGGCCGCGTGGACAGCGCGCAGGGCCTGCAGTTCCTGGACGAGCAGATCAGCAAGGCGATGACGAACCCCACCAGCGGAGTGCAGGCCGCGTTCGGCGGCATGTACAAGAGCCTGGTGGCGAAGGCGAGCCGGGAGATGCTGGTGAGCGACCGGGCCGTGCCGGTGAACAAGCTGACGCTGGACCTGGCCGGTGCCGTGATCGACCCCGAGGCTGGCACGGTCAACTTCAAGAAGAACCCGATTCCCAACTTCGGGCAGATCAGCTTCACGGTGAAAGACACGAGCCCCCGCAGCGAGGTGGTGCGGAAGCAGGAGGCGATGGGCCTCCTGCAGGCAGGCGTGACGGACCCCGAGGGCCTGAAGCTGTTCGCGCTGAAGGAAGGCCTCGACTTCGCCATGTGGATGGACGAGGAGAAGAGCGCCTACGAGAGCGTCATCCGCAACATCCTGCTGCTGTACGGTGACGGACAGCAGACCCAGCAGATCGTGCTCACGCCGCACACGTGCAGGCCCGACCTGCAGCTCCGCGTGCTCAGCGCGTTCATGGCAAACCCGATCATGACCTTGGCGAGCCCTGCCGTGCAGGACGCGTTCAAGTCATACCGTGAGTCCCTGATCTCGTTCATGGGACAGTCCCTTCCCGCAATGGTCCCGAATCCCGACGACGTCGCCGTGGTGAACCCGCAGGCAGTCGCTGGGCGCATCGGGCCCGGAGCACAACCCCCAGGAGTGATGGCAAATGGCTGACGCAGAGATCCACCCCGACAACGCCCCCGAGGGCGACGATGGCATCGACATGGACACCGAGCTCGAGCTGGAGGACGGGACCGTGATCACGGTCGGCGACCTGCTGGCCCGCGCGAACAAGGCGCAGGACATGGAGCAGGAGGTGCAGAACCTGCAGCGGTTCCGGGAAAACGCCACCCGCCTGATGCGGGGAGACAACGCGGACGCGCAGGCTGCGTACGAAGTGCTGCGCGGTGCCGGTTTCAGCGACGAGGAGGCGCGTCAGTACGCGCAGGAGTACGTGGACGGAGAGCAGGGCGGAGACCAGGAGGCTGACGTGAGCGACGACGAGCAGATCCAGCGGATGCTGAAGGCGACGACCCGCGAGGCGGAGCAGAAGGCAGAGGCTGCCCAGCG